AGGAGCACTTTGACTGTGTTCATGCACCCAACCTTGAATCACTGCTACGTCCGATACTGCGTATTTCATATCTGCAACTTCATGAACAACAGCATCGGGGTCTTTCTTAGCACCCACGGCGAAACTTTTCAGTACTTGTACTTTTTCCATATTACTATTTTTTGCAGGAATTCCTGCAAAGTACACATTAACTGTGGTCATAGTTCGAGTTTATAGTTATTCCAAACTTCTGCGTAGTCACAGTCTTTATAATTATCAAACCATGGGCCGCCTTCAGTATAGTGAATTGCTTTAGGTGTTCCGTCCTTGTACCAGTTGACTAACCAGTTCCATTCTTTATCAACTTCACCAATATAATGATCTCTAATCCACTGGAATCTATGGAGGAATTGTGGTGTTTCTGCGTTAACTGCGTCTGGCACTAGATACTTGTTGCTGGGGTGGCCGCAGTTCCATAAGATCATACTGCTCCAGTTTTTTCTAGGATAGATATGTTGCTGTTGCCCGTCCATCTTGATTCCTTCAACTGGGGTATAGTCATGTTTGACCACCATTACTGCTTTGGTTTCATCTCGAAGATCAAATAATTTTTGAATATCGTCGGTCCACAAAAAGTCGCAGTCGCAGAACACTGCCCACCCTTGATAGTTCATTAGTGCTGGTACTAGGAAGCGAGTAAGAGAAAAATCTGTACTGGCTAAGGCATCTTTTTCTCTCCAGTACAATCCTAGTGCTCGTAAATCATCCTGTACTAACGGAATAACTTCAGCCGTGGGCTGATGTTTCTTAATACTATATTCACATACTCGATATGCAATATCTTCCCTAGCATCGTAGCCTACAAATACTTTCATTTTCTTTCAATGTCCTCTTCCTCGCACTGCTCGCCGTACTGTATCTCAATGACCTTCAACGGCTGCTTGGTTGAATTGTGTAGTTGATGCCATTCCATGGGATTGATGACTTCTGTTTTATAAGGCTTGATACAAGCACTGCCAAACTCCCAATTATTACCTGCTGTGCCTTCTGCAACGAACCATAATTCTGCGCGATACTTGTGACGTTGCATACTCAATGTCTTTCCAGGATCAACTGTGAGTTCTTTTACTTTGACATTCTTTCCCACAGTATGCAATACTCGATAATATCCCCATGGACGATGTGTTTTAGGTGCTTTCCATTCCTGTAAGATCCAACTACTTGAATTTTTCTTATCTTCTCCCCCAACGCCGAATACAAATTCGATATTAGTATCACCTGCGTCCATTTCTGGAATATTATCGTTGGTTCTATCTCCGCCGTTGGCAAAAATAATTTTATCTTGTGGATAACTTTGACGCACCATTTGTTTAGCACTACCGTCTTTGTCATCGAAATCTATGACAAAATCTATACCCTTCATATTTCTAAGAACTGCTGAACGTTCCATGTAAGGCATAAAAGGTGCGCCTTTCTTACGTGTAAGCCAGTCATCGGAGTTTAGTCCTATGACTAATATATCTCCTAATTTTCTGGCGGCATTTATATAAGCAATATGTCCGCTGTGTACGGGATCAAACCCGCCGGTGATAAGAACAATTTTTTTCATTTTATTGTATTAATCCAATCGTTATATTTTTGTATAGGAAAGTCTATGCTCTCATTAACAAACCAAGTCTCAAAATGATTTTCTGGAACTCTATAGAATACGTCAGTTATTGCAACTTTATAACCGTATGATTTTAAAAATTCTATAGCAGTTTTATTAAAATCTTTATTTGATTGATATAAGTCGTGTTCAAAGGTAATACAATCAAATGTAATTCCTTCTTCGATTATTTTTTTAAGAGCCGCAAATGTATTTTCAGGCGGCTCTATGTCACATGAAAGGTAGTTTATATGCGTTGGTAAATTATTTGATATGACTGTATCTTTGTAATTAAAGGTTAATGCATTATCCCAATAGACTATATTTTTTCTTTCTGGGTGCTTTTCCCAAAATCTTTTTAATCTACTATCAAATTCTATACTAAATCCTTTCCACCCGTGCTCAACTTCTAGTTTATAAGTGTTGCTATTTTTAACAGGCTTGTGGGCACCAATTTCAACGTATGTACCGTTATTACCAAATAACGATAGTGCAAATAGATCCTGAAAGGCCTGGGAGTTACTTTGGAGCATAGACTATATCCTTTTCAAACTCTTTTAATATTTTATAGTCAAGATCAAAGAGTAAATTATTAATATCATTTTTACTCCATCCTTGTTTTTCAGACACCCAGTGAGATTCTAAGATTATTATTGGTTTAAATTTTTTTATAGTGTTAACAGCCCCTTGAATAGCAAATCCTTCGTATCCTTCGATATCTAAAAATATTAAGGATGGTTCTAAATTAAAACTATCAATAGTGACTTGAGGAGTTTCCCCTATTCCTGAAACCATCAATGACGACATTCCTAAAAAATCTTTATTTTCTTGTACTGACAACGATTTAAAATTGTTTCCTAAACATGCTTGGTATTTAAAAATGTTTGATTTAAATGTATTATAACTAAGACAAAAAAAGTTTTTAGGATCAGGTTCAAACGTAATAACTTTTTTAAAAAAACGACTTAGATACTCAGGATACACACCCCCGTTGCCGCCGGCTTGAATTACTAAATTTTTATCTTTGACAAAAGATAACATTTCATCTAGAACTATTTTATCTTTCTTTTTGTTGACTATTTTCCACGAATTTTCTTCGTGTTTTGGCCATAGATACGTTCGATCCCACAACTTACTATAAATTAAATCAAAGTCATTATTGAACATTATTCTTCCTGCGTTTTGACTCTATTGCCTTTAGAGTATTGAGATTTATTTGTAGGAGCAACCCAGTGTCTCATATAATTTGCTAATTCGGTGTACATGAAAGGCATTAAGTGATCTTTAGTTGCGGTTAAATGATTTACCTTTGCACCTTTTTTATTTGCTCGTCTTATTGCTTCCCACCATACAGATGTTTCCATGTATCGAGCAGTTGTTAACATTTTTAAACTAGTATGATAATCTCTATAGTATTCAATAACTTCTTTTGCCAAAGGATGCTTAAGATTTAATGCAAAGAATCCAGTCTCTGCTTCTTTATCTCTGCCTTTGCCTCCTGCAGGTATATCTACAGATAAAACATCTTCTGGTATTAATTTGTTGAGGTATTCTACCGTTATAGTTGAATGTGTTACTACATCACTGTCCAACCAAATACATACATCGCCGTTAAATTCTTCAAGGGCAGTTAACGCAACATGACCTTTGAGCCAAAAATTTCTCTTCGACAATACTTTGTGATTGTCAGTTGAATTAAACATTAAGGATTCGAAATCTCTAAACCTAGGATTAATTTTTTCAAAATCTTTAATCACCAATCTGTCGTGTTTTATATCCGGAGTAAATCCTTCTGCCCATAGTTCCATTGTTACTTCTTTAGGCCAAAACTTTAGAAAAGATGCTATGCAATCCTTACCTATCATATTATAGTAAGGTTCATGCTGTGATGTTATTACTTTAAATGTTCTCATATACAATTTATTAACTGCTCATATTTAGCCGATAAATAACGTTATGAAAACAATTTTAGTCACGGGTAGTAGAGGCTTCATTGGCCAGCATCTTTGCAAAGTTTTAAATGCATTAGGGCATCACGTGATCGAGGCTGACCGTAAATTAGGGTTTGATTTGTCTAATTATGAAGATACAACATTGTTACCTGATGTCGACATGGTGATTCATTTGGCAGCATTTAATGGTACCAAACACTTTTATGAGCGGCCGTTTGATGTTGTTAGAGATAATTTGCTACCTACACAATATTTGTTGGAAAGGTATGCGGGTAAGGTCGAACGTTTTATCTTTACAGGAACTTGTGAAAGTTATGCTGGTGCAGTAGACACGTTCAACTGGGCTGTACCCACTGACGAAACAGTACCCTTAGTAATTAACGATGTCACAAATCCTCGATGGAGTTATGGTGGTAGTAAGATAGCCAACGAAGTACAGGTAATTGCCGCCCATCATCAATTTAAGCAAGATTATTCAATAATTAGATATCACAACGTCTACGGGCCAGGTCAGGTAGATCATTTTATTCCAGAATTTTTTGCTAGAGCAAAACAAGGTGACTTGTCATTAAAAGGTTGGAGCAACACTAGAAGTTTTATGTACGTCAGTGACGCAGTAGATGCCACAGTTGATATTTTGTTTAATGATAATTGCAAGAATCAAATCGTGAATGTCGGTGTCGCCGACGAACGTTCTATTAAAGAAATAGCAGAAATAATTTGTCAGCAAAGCAATATCACTGGTAATTTAGTATTGGAAGATGCTCCGCAAGGCAGTGTTAGTCGTAGGGAAGGTGACGTAACAAAACTAAAGTCATTGACAAATTTTCAACCTAAAGTATCACTAGAACAAGGCATCAAGTTAACATTGGAGAGTTTATGAAAGTAGGCATAATAGGTGTGGGTGCTGTTGGCAGTGCTTGCCGTAAAGGGTTTGAACTATTAGATCACGAAGTATCTATACACGATCCAAAATATAATACCAGCATTGAACATGTTATAGATACTGAAATCGTCTACGTATGTGTGCCTACTCCTGAAGCCCAAGATGGCAGTTGCGATTTAAGTATTGTTCGTCAAACTATTCGTGATTTAGAAAGACTTGCTTATGCTGGTGTTGTTGCACTTAAATCCACCAGTGTGCCTGGCACCACAGAGCAATTAATCAGCGAAACCAATCTAAGATTGTGTTTTGTTCCAGAATTTTTACGCGAACGTAGTGCTGTAGAAGATTTTGTTGTGAATCATAATTTACTAGCAGTTGGGTGCCACGACAAAGAAATATACCGTGTTGTGATTAATAGCCACGGTTATTTTCCTAAAAATACAGTTATGATGACTCCTACAGAAGCCGAAGTGTTAAAGTATTATTCTAATGTATTCAATGCAACAAGAATTGTATTTGCAAATGCAATCTATGAAATTTGTCAACGTCTTGGAGCCGACTATGAAAAAATCAAGGATACATATCTAATTAGAGGAACTGCGAGCCCAGACTATCTAGATGTCAATGATAAACTACGAGGTTACGGTGGCATGTGTTTACCCAAAGACACAAAAGCCCTAGATGCTCTTACGAAACAACTAGGGCTCGATTTAAAATTATTTGAAACGATTGATGCAGATAATCAAAAATTCAAACGCACAGTCTTTCCAGGTATGCGTCCTTAAATTCTAGCGTCTTCCATACCGGCAACACGTAGTTTAGTAATGTTGGTAATTTGCCATTGCTTTTGATCTAAGCCTTTAGTAATGCCCAACCACTTGTTACGAAGTAAAGCAAACTCGTTGATAATCTTTTCCATGTCAACTACATCGCTTTCGCCGTCGACATATTTTTCGCAATCTCTGCTACTTAATGCACGAGCATAACCTTCTAAATACTTTCTAAAGAAACTACTTTTAAGTCTACGTAACTCAATATTGAGATACTCAAGTATGGCTTCAATTTCTTGAAGTTGACCAAATCTGTGTTCAACAGTACCTGGCATACTTGCGGCTGCTTTTTCTAAATTGCCGAAAAGACGGACTTCCTGACGTGCATCCTCTAATTCGTTTTCAAAAAAGAGAACGGCGTCAGGAATTTTTCCTATGTCCTTACTGACTTCGTTATACCAGCCCATTAGTCCTCATCATAGTCATAGTTTTCTGAACTGTAATCGAGATCTTCGTCTTCATCGCCGTCGCTGTCATCGAGGTAGTACTCAATGGCAGCGTCTAAGTCCTCATCACCGCCCATTGCGGCTTTGAACACATGCTCTTGTACACCATTATCAGCAAGTATATCAACATATTTGCCTGCAACAGTTTCAAGGGCTTTTTTATCAAAAAACTCTTTTAAGCCAGTCCAGATATCAATAATATTATCTTCAGTCAACATTTTCTAAAATTTCCCCAGTGTCTTGATCAATAGATGGAGTTGCTACTTTAGCGGCAATAGTTTGATTGAACTCAAGCATGATCTTGTCCAGACCACCCTCTTCGTTACGGTCCCACTCCTTACGATACATTTTAATTTCTGTACCGTCTATTGACGTGTATTTAAGTCTATTGCCATCTTTTGTCAAAATACCTTTGGCTTCGCACAAGTCTACCATACCGCTGTATGGACTCATACCAGTTTCATAAGGAATCTCAACTTGAACTGACTCGAAAGGTTTAGCATAACGAGTTTTCATAATCTTACAAGCCGCACGAATACCGTTAACAGTTGTAGTCTTATTGCCGTCAGCATCAGTCTTCAATTTCAACTTACGCATAGCAATAACAATACTGCTGGCGTAAATGAAACCCTGTCCACCGGAGATCTTGTCGTCTGGATCAAACATGTCCTGGCTTGCGTAGGTATGGTTAGTACAGACCAATCCAACATTGTAACTACCAAACATGTTAACACAGTTACGAACTAGACTTGTAAGTGCCTTAGGTTTACGACCCATGTCACCTTTCATTTCGCCTGCTTCGAACTGATTAACGTCTGTGGGAGTCAGTAACATACCCAGCGAGTCAATCACAAACAATACCTTTGGACGAGTTGCTTCGTCCATTGTTTTGTATTCTTTCATGAACTCGCTGATAGTTTTTGCCACGTCGTCAATCATAGCCATATTAAGTTTCAACAACTTATCTTCGCTAGTATCAACGCCCAATGCGTGTAACCATGCTTCGTCCAAGGCGTTTTCGCTGTCAATCAATACCACATAGATACCTTGCTCTTGTGCGGCTTTGATTAGGTTGCCTGAACAGATATAACTTTTACCTGCACCACTTTCACCTGCCAGTACAGTAACCTTACCTAAAGGAACACCTTTGTTAAAGTCACTGCTGATTAGATAGTTTAAGGCATAGTTGCCTGTGCTGATCCAGTCTGTTGGATCATTAAAACCGACACCAAGTCCATCAATACTTTTTGTCAGAGTTTTACGAAATTTTGATAAATCAAACGCTTTAGTTGCCATGTTAAGAGTCCAATTCCATAGATAGTGCTTCTTTGATTACTTCAATCAATTCCGCTTCTGTACTGCACATGACCTTGCAGTTCTTCCAGTCATTGTCATTGTCGCGACCACCGACTTCAATCATGAAGCCATTGTCGTAGCGATTAACAGTAAATGATTCATTTACCTTAGTAAGTTTGTTTAATTTTTTAGCCATAATTATTCTCCGTATAGTGGTGAGAAGTATAGAGGGGTTGCCTCTATACTTACTCTAATTGATTAAGACTTTTGACGATTGCGAATCATCGCAAGAATGTCTTCTGCACGACCACTACCATTTGCTGGAGCAGTTTGTGCTGGAGCCGCAGGGCGTGTTGCCGCTGGCTTGGCTGGAACATCATCTGGGTCAATGTTGTGATCTGCAACTGGCCCACTTGTGGCTTTGTTAGGATCACCAGTTACTTGTCCCATACCTGCTGGACGGAAGTATTGTCCCCAGGCTTCTTTGTCAAACGGCTCGCCGTTGACTGATGCTTCAAACATTTCTTTGATAACTCGAATTTCTACATCTGTAGGCTTCTTAGGCAAGAAGTCTTGTAGGTTGAACAATCCATGTGCTTTGATACCGTTTTGTTCTGCATCGGTAAGAGGACGCTCACGACGGCTCCACTTACTTGTAGAATAATCTGCGTATCCACCTTTGCTGGTCTTGACTAATTTAAAGTCAACGCCACGTGCTAGGTCTGTTGGCAATTCTTCCAACTCTGGATCAACCAATGCTGATTTGATCAATTGGAAAATCTGTGGGCCGATGATGAATCGACGGATTGGATTTTCTGGATGACTTTCTTCTTTCAGACCGTCTTCTACAACAAAGCCTTGGAAAATGTAACTACGCTTTTTCCAGTACTTACGACCTTGCTCTTCAAGACTCTTGTCTTTAAACCAACCGCGAACTTCTGAAAGGATTGGGCAAGCCTCGCCATACATTTCCATACATGGAACTTGTACTTGAACTTGCTTGTTGTCTGTTTCGCCTTTGATGCCTGCGAATGGCAGTTTGATCATCAAACGCTCTGCCCAGAAGAATGTGTTGTTTGAGTCGCCATCCGGAAGGAATCGGACTGTGGATTCTTTACCTTGCTCTAGGTTCCAGAATGGATAGATTGCGTTGTCACCAACGGGGCGGTCTCCGCCATTTGAACGTGTTTCTTGTGCCTGTAGTTTTGCACGAATTTCTGCTAATGTGGCCATAATAGTTCTCCTTTTAATATGCCTATGTACTGCGTTTTTGCCTATTATTGTTTTACACCGTGTAAAACAAAAAGTGCATACATGTTATTGTACGCACTTTTATTTATTAAAGCAAGACATTTCTTGCTTAAAACTGGTTTAATTTTGCCAGATTAATATTTCATTAATTCTTTAATACGAACTAATTCTGGATTAATCGATTCGCCTGTATCAAAACCTTTGCGACCATCTTTGCCCATAGCACCAACCATGCCTCTGTCACTGCTAAAGAATGTGGCTGCAAACATCAATAGTATTGTACCGATAATTGCCATAAAACTACCACCAACAGTACCCCACATTGCAGATGCCGCGATGCCAGACCCGCCTAGGCCTAGTGTATATAACAACTGTACCATTTTGCCTTGCCAGTTTCCTGCAATGCCTTCGGCCATTTCTGCTTTGCTTTTCTTGCCAACTATTTGATCAAAGCCAAATGCTGTGGCTACTTTAACGGCGTTGTCTTTATTAATTGAAAAATCGCCGCCGGTAATTTGTTTAACTTTATTAGCAATGTCGTCTTGGTTTTCAGCGCCAACGACTTGCATGACTTTTGGCAAAATTTTAGCCTTGATCATGTCCATTAACCCTTCGTTAATGTTGCTTTCACTCTTGTTGTTTGTATCATCTTCATCGTCACCGGTAATGCCGCCACCAATATCTTTGCCTGCTACACTGCCAACGGCTTTGCCAACTGCGGCGCCAACCGGACCACCGACTGCGCCCGCGGCCGCTCCTGCCATACCACCTAGTGCGCTGCCAACTGCTGCCCCGTATTTGCCTTCGCCCTTCATTGAAAGTTTTTCAACTACATAGTGAGCAAACTGTCCGGCTTGTTCTCCAAACTTCTTTTCGCAGGCAATCTTAACACCTTCTTCGCCACGTGGGAAAGTTCCAGTGTTGCGATCATACATGCTGGCAATGAATTCTACAACTTCTTGAGGAATCGCTTGTTGCTCTGCTTGCATTCCTGCTAATTCTTCTTCTTGTTCAAATTCAGGAGTGGCTAGTTCATCTATTTGACTTTCAAATTCGTCAAACATATCTGAACTTTCTTCAACATCACACTCACACGGATCTTTGTGGCAAGTGTCGCAGGTAGCGGCTTCTGAAACTAAATCATCATAAGTCAAGCCACGATCTTGTTTTTCTTTAACTAGTCGATACAAGTAAGGAAATACATCTGTGAGTTCTTCGTTGAATGTTTTAACAGTTAGTGCATCTACCCATGTTTGCATTAGGTCTTCAGGAACATCAATGTTCTCTGCGGGGCTAAAACTTTCTCTAAACGACTCGTAATAGGATGCACGTTGTAGTGCGGCGATCTCTGTTTTAATTTGATCAATACGTTCGATCACTTGAGTAGTTACATCGTCTAATGCTTCTGCCATTACACCACTACGGCTTGTGTAATTTTTAAACTGACGTAATTTTCCAATTTCTTCAGATAACCCAGTAATGTAGCCACCAATAGCATCATATGGATTACCTCCGTTGGCAACGTGTGTGGCCATTGCACGAGCACCGTTTAAGTGTCGTGTTGGATAGCGGAAACGTTCACCGTTGGCGCTTTCAATATAGATGCTTTCAATCCGCTGTGTTCGACCGGCAGGATTTTCCATGTTGACTGGTTGACTGTGCCTAACAATAATCTTGGCCTCGCCCATGTCTTGGAAACTAGTTTTACTTGTTCCGAATAATCGTGATTCACTCATTTTATTTTCTCCGCTTTCCTTGCTTAGATATTTGTAATCTCTTTTGTCTAGGTTAGACTTTGTGATGTCTCGTGTGTCAAAATTCAATATGTTTGATCTTGCGAACCTGCGTAAATCTTTTAAAAAATCAAACCAATTAGTTTTACCTACGTCAGCATTGTCCAGCATATCTGCTGTGTAAATCACAGTTAATGATTTCTGATCAAGTTTAATGTTGACTCTTCCAAGTACTTCTGATCCAATTTTAAAATTAAAGTCAAAAAATCGTGCTTTGTCCTCTTCATCAGTTAAGGCACCAGTTTCATCGCCAATTTTAATGTCAGAAAATTGACTGCGAATTTTATTAAACAAATCGGTAGATATTGTACTTAGGTCTTTCATGTTAGTATTTAGTTAGAAACTGCTGGAAATAAAGATAGGCATGGGTGGCTCAAAATCACCGTCCTCATCTTCTAATCTGCCACTCATTAGATCAAACACACGCTGATCCCAATCTGCTAGTACTGCACTCATACGTACAGCCAGTAATAATGCGCTTACAAGGTCGTCGGTTTCGCCTGATTTCGCTTTGAAAGTAATGCCGTTGGCAATAAAAGCCTTGAGTTCTGATATCAGCACTTTACTTTTAATTTTCATTTTTCCAGACTCTACTAAGTGTTTAAGTCTACTACAGGCTGATATTTTACTTCGATGTGTGGTATTGAATCCTTTGCGGAATTTACGCACATGCCCTTTACGTATAGGCTCAGCAATAAACATTCCTGGTATGTTTTCTTCGCCCATATTTTTAATAACAATCAAGGCACTTTCTCCAAGAGTGTTGTTTTCTACACTCCAATAGATATTGCTACCGTTGGTTGCTGGGCAACATTCTGCAATGTATTTGTTGATGTCTTTGAGAATTTTTATCTGCCCTTCTATGGCTGTTTGATTATGTTGCCATTCTGCAACTTGTTCCATACTGGGCAATTCAAACACTTGTATAGCGGCGTTGTTGCCACCAGTGCCTAGAGCAGGATCCAGGGATACAACATAAATCATGTCGTCTTTGGGTCTCTTGTACCAGCGGCACTGTCCCATTTTCATAGAAGGTTCTATACCTTCCATGCCTGCAAGGCAAATACTGTTGATCAGTGTTTCGTCAAAGATTAAGAATTCACAACCGTATTCTCGACGAAATCGTTCTTCACCGATACGACCAAGTTCTTGTTCTTTCCACTTTTCATCACGGTCAGGGTGTTCCCACCATTCTGCTTTATATCCATGAAATCCATTTACGCCTACGTCAGTTTCATTGCCATAACTGTCAAATAATTTATTTGCTTCTTTCCAAATAATGGCAAATGTGTCTTCGTCACTGTTAGGTGTGCTGGTGATAATTGCACGACCACCAGTGGCTAGCGTTGGCGAAATAGATGTCCAAAACTCTTCTGCAATATTAGGTTGCACAAATGCAAACTCATCGCAATATAATAAGGAAATTGACATACCACGACCAGTGTTGCCGGTAGTAGTTGCCGATACAATTCTTGATCCGTTGTCAAATTCAATACTCCCTTTGTTATAGTTAGTAACACCGCTACGTACATAATCTGGGCACAACTCATAAGCATATCTTATGCGTTGCATGATTTCCTGCGAACCTGTGTATTTGTGTGCGGCAACTAGGATAGTTTGATCTGGATGGAACATTGCATACCACAACAAGTAACCAGCGGCACAGGTAGTTTTACCTGATTGCCGTGGCATCATGTTAATGTTGAATCGATAGTTGTGATAACTATCCATTAATCTTAATTGATATTCATATGGTTCAAACTTCATTTTACCTTTAACAGGATGCTGAATGTAAAAGAAATTTCTTGCAAAATACAAATATCCTGATTCGGGGTCCGCGCACATAGAAAGGTCCTGAATCTGTTGTTCAGTGAACTTTTCTTGTTTATGGGCTTTCTTAATTAAGACGCCGTCTAATGTTTTTCCTGCCATGTAATTATTTACCGAAAAAAATAGACCCCGAAGGGTCTATTTGGCACCTTGGACAGGGTGCTAACTGCGACGAAACTATTATCTATCTTCTTTAATTTCTTTATAAAGTGCCAACAACTGACTCTTCAATTGTTCCAATGCCATAGGGTTATCACCACCATTGACTTTTGGATAAGCACCTTTTTGCTTATGTAGGTCATCGCCAGACGGTACAGCGGCATCCATGCCATAGGTAGTTGGTTCATCCATGCCTGTTCCTGCA